TCATATATTTTTTATTTTATATAGCTATATATACGCTTATTCATAAGTGTATATTTTATTATAGAGAGAGAAGATACTCAACATATTATAAAAACACAAAGCATTAATATAAAAAATAGCTTGCATTTTTTTATGAGTGTTGATAACTATAGTTAAGTATAGTTAAGTATAGTTAAGTATAGTTAGGCTCAAAGCTTTGGATATTTTTTTTTAAAAAAATAGCTCATAAGACTTTCAACAAAAAAATGTATTTTAAATATTCAATGATATAAACAAGATACAACAAAAGATAAAAAAGAAAAGACAACAGACCCCCCACTTTTTTTTTCTTATAAAATTCTTTTAATTTTTTTCAGAAAAAACGCAACTGTTTAATAAAAATTTTTCCAGTATTTTTTTTGATCTCTATACATAAATAAATATTTCTTGACAAAAACAGATAATATGTTATAATACACTTACGATCAGAAAAACAACCAACCTTATAAAAGGAGGAAGTAAAATGGAAGAAGTTAAAGTAGAAACATCAGTCACAGAAACACCTAAAGTAGAAACTCCCGCTATAATCGAAGCAACTCTCTCTCCTAGCCCAACAATAACACCATCCCCAGTCTTACATCAAGAAGAACAGTTAGTGCTACCTTCTACCCCGACTATACAAGTATCTGCTGTTAGATTCAATTCAAATCAAACAACGCTAAGGTTATCAAGAGAACAGATACATTTTATTGTCTCTTTACGTAAACAATTTAAAACACATACTGAAATTATTGCCGCATTCCAACAGCAATTTAATCGTACAGTTGCTTCTCCTACTATATCTTATTGGACATCATCAAAAACGAAGAACTATCGTAAAAATAAACAGAAGAGATTCAATCGATATATAAAGAGCGCTTCTTCAACTTCTGACAGATCTTCTTCATCTTCTACATCTCCTACATCTTCGCATCTATATAAGAAAGTCCCTCTTAATATGATAAGCACTATAATGCAGCTTTATCATAAACAGCATTTCACTACTTCTGCTATTGAAACACAATTAAAAGCTACCTTCGGATGGTCGCCTAAATATACTACTATACGATATCATATTAACAAGCCATATAATGCGAATAGTAATATATACACACCAACTAATACTTATCCTATTTTAAATACTAATGAATTAATAGAAGTATTAAAATATAAGGGCTCGCACCAAGTACGGGCACGTATTTTAAAACATCTAGCTACAAAGCACAATATTCACTTAACAAAAGAACAGTTTAAAGAAATTTTAAAATTAAACTCTTTACCCAAAAACATAGCGGCACCTTTGCAACAAACAGTTAAACCTACAGTTTGGCAGCGTATTGTTACTGGATTTAAGATGTTTACACAAGAAGTGAGGAAAGCATAATATGCCCTATATTAAAAAAGAGTCAAGAACAAACTTCGCAACTGGTCTTGCTGCTTTAGTTGACAATATTAAAGATCCGGGTGATCTTAATTATGTTATTACTAAACTATGTATTGCTTACGCGAATCATCGTGCTAATAGTTATAGTACTTATAACGAAGTTATTGGTATACTCGAATGCGCCAAACTTGAATTTTATCGCAGAGTACTAAGCTTATATGAAAACAATAAGATCACTTTAAATGGAGATGTATATTAAAGAAAGACATAATATGGGTGATTTGTTTAACTTTGAAGAGATAGAAGAAATACCTGATGAAAAAGAGATTGAATTAAAACAACAAAAAATGCTTCTTTTTCTATTAGGTTTAATGATTGGAGAAACATGACTGACAAAGTAAAGAAGCAGAAGAAGACATTTACTATGCGTCAAGAGATCTTTACTAAATTAAAGATTTTTTCTGCGCGACGTAACATCCCTTATGGGATTATAATAGAAGCTTTGGTTGACACTTATCTAGATGAACCAACTAGTTTTCCAGAAGTAGAGTTTAGTAAGTATAAGTAGTGTCTTTTATTTATTTTATAATAAATAACTTTTCTTTATATATATGTTTTTTTTCAAAGGAATTATTAATAATAATACTTATGCCTATATATAGTTATCTTCTTTATAAGTATTATTAATAATAATATGTGTTTTTTAAAGAAAGGAGCTTAACAACATGAATCGAGAAGCTCAAGTATCAATGATATTTTTGGCAATACTTATAGTAATTGAGGTATATGCGGTTATAGTTTTAACAAATAGGTTTTGTAGAAAAATAGATAAGGCTGGTGGTTTAAAAGTTCTTGTTGATAGGATTTGGTATAATGATAATAATACAAGTAAGATAGGGGTGGAATAAATGGGTTGGAAATGTGCTAATTGTGGAATGACTGGTGGCCCTAACGCATCAGGGTGTATAGGATTTCAGTTGGTATCAAGTTGTGGTTTTTGTGCTACTGATAAATTAACTATATCAATACCCTCTATAAATAAGAATATAAAATTGTTAAAAAAGAAAAGCAAGATAAAACGATTAAGATCAGAATGGGTTTAAATAAGTCTTAAATCTCGAAATTCGAAATTCGAAATTCAAAATTCTGATTTTAATATTTGAGGTAATGATCGTTAATGAAACGATGTCCTAGATGTAAAAGATTTGGCGTAGAATTTGATACTTATACAGGTCTCGAAAGATGTCTGTGGAATGATTGTTTGTGGGTTAATAAAAGGGGTATTGATTTAGATAAAGTAAAGTTTAAAATTAAGTTTAAGAAATTTTGTCAAAATATAAAAAAGAAATTGCGATGAGTTATAAAAAAAGTTTAGAAATGAAAATAATTAGAACAAAATATGAGGTTTATTTTTGTAAAGAAGTTCAAGCTTCTGCGGTAATTAGAGGGCTAAGAAATGGTGCTGATTTACAATATGAGACAAATATGCAATATTGGAACGAAGATTTAGGATTAGAAATTCCAGTAGTATATTTTATTTGTGATAGAAAATTATCTCATATTTCTAGTTCAATGATAAGAGAACTGAATAAATTAGGTTTACAGGATAAATTGAATATGTTGAATTATGATTGTGGGTTATAGAGGACTAAAAAAGGAAGAGATTGAATAGGGGTGAATATGAAAAACAAAAGAAATACTGGGAGAACTACTAGGATGTTGGAAGAGGCTAAAAAACTAGCTCTTTTAGGTAGGGCGGTGTATATTATTGCTGTTGATGAACAAGAAAGGAGAAGAATAGCTTTATTATTAGGTAATGAAAGTCCTTATAATAATAAATTCGGTATAAAAGTTGAAACTACAGCTTCTCTAGGGAACTTTGATTGGAATAATTTATCTTTACAAGGTGCTCATTATAATTGTACGGTTTTAGTAGATCATTACGCAATAGAAAAGCATATTGGGGAAGCATTACTTACAGAATTAACGCGTTATGATGATAAGATTGAGATTGTTAAGAAAAATGTAAATTTAAAACGAGGTCGTGTTTTTATTACGGTTATGGTTAATGGGAAGAAAAAACATTGGAATGTTGCAAAGGGACTTTATGAATTGTTAGTTAAATTAATAGGGGTATCAGATGCAGAATAAAAGTGAATTAAAAAATATAGGAATGAAATCTTTAGTGACTAGATTAACAGATTATGCATATTTACATGGTAAGAAAAAAGTAAAGAAGAAAGATGTTGATATTATATATAAGGAAATTATGGCAAGATTACGAAGGTTCAATATCCGTAAATATGGGGCACAGACTAAGTGTTTAACTTAAAACAGTGTTTAACTTAAAACAGTGTTTAACTTAAAACAGTGTTTAACTTAAAACAGTGATTAATGTTTTAAATATAATAGACAGGGACAAAATAAGGAGACTTTAAATGGGAGATAATATATTAAGAGCAAAGTTTGTTGTATCAAGATTAGAAATTTTCGTAGGTAATATTAACGTAGAATTACTTCCGGCTATAACTGGGAGTGAAGAGAATAAAACATTTTCTAAGTACACTCCTTCTGGTAAAATAGCACTTACTATCACTAATGAACAAGCGTATGATTTTTTTAAAATAGGTAAGGAGTATTATATAGATTTTACCAAAGCAGAGGATAGAATACACAATATTTAAACTTTAAAGTTGGCCTTATGGCGTTCTGATGAAAACGCTCTAGAGGAAACCTCGAACTAGATAGATAATCACGGTTTCATATGGCTTGGCGAGGATTGAGAGCCGTGTTATGATAGATAAATGACCATATGCTATCTCTAAAATCAAGTAAGAATCTTGTTAAGGCCTTTTAAATGGAGCTAAAATGTTAAAAGAAAAACAAAAAAAATGGATAATGAGGATTATAAAAATTAAGGAAGATGATGAAAAATTGTCTCAGGAATTGTTACAAGAATTTGGCGAGACTGTTAGTGAGGGGTACGATATTTTTATCAAGAGATTGGAGATAGTATTGAATAAAAAGAGCAAGTAAAGTTGCTTTAGATTTAAGTTTATTAAATAAATATTATAAAATATAAAGGGGTGGGCAGCATGTTAAAAATATCTAAGGGAAATATGTATGACTGGGTTACACATATGCATTCTCATTTAGCTGGTGCATGTCTACATAAATGTAGTTATTGTTATGTGCAGAAGAATAGGTTTGGGGTCAGTCCACGTTATTTAGGTGATCTTAGATTAATTGAATCAGAGTTTGGGGTTGATTATGGTTTTAATAAAATAATATTTATTGAGCATATGAATGATATGTTTGCTAAAGAAATAGATAGGTTGTGGATAGTAAAGATTCTTAATCATTGTCGGAAATATTCTGGTAATCAATATGTGTTTCAGAGTAAAAACCCTAAACGGATGGTAGAATTTCTTGCTTTATTTCCTAAGAATTCGCTTATTGGGACTACCATAGAAACTAATCGTAATATGGATAATATAAGTAAAGCACCACTATCTATGGAGCGCATAGAGGGGATAACGCAAATTGCTGCTGCGGGTTTTAAAACATTTATTACGATTGAACCAGCTTTAGATTTCGATGCTCAAGATTTTGCATTATTAATTGTTAATGCTAAACCAAGTTTTGTTAATATAGGTATAGACAGTAAGAATTGTGGATTAAAAGAACCAAGTAAGGAAAAGATTTTAGAATTTATAAAATTACTCCAAGCAAATAATATTACTATAAAAAAGAAAATTAATTTGAAAAGGTTAGGTATTAATATGGAGCAATAATATATAATTTAAACTCGAAGGACTCATCACCACATACAAACAGAAGTTGGGGGAGGTAGGCAAATGCTAAATAAAAAAGATTGGGAAGGGATAATTTATGTAAAAGGTAGGTTAAGCAAAAGAAAAGTGATGAATGAATTATTAGACTATGGTTTTCTAATGGAACAAGCAAGTAAAGTATATGAATATTTTACAGGATTATCTAAAACAAATTATTATGCAAGCACAATCATATCAAGAATAGAAGAAACAACTTATGATCAGAAAATTACTCAGGATGATGTAAAAATGTTAATTGAAGAAAGTAGTAGTAAGAAAGAATTAATAGAAAGTCTTTGTGAATATTTTGATTTAAACAAACAGAATCCGGACAAGTAAAGGAGAGGGTATGAAACTAAGTAAAACACAACAAGAATTGTTAAATGATTTAAAGATGGGTGATTTTCTCCATTATATGCCTTACATGGGGAGTTACAATCCTACTTCTTATTATTTTATGCATAAAACAATGAATCATTACAAATTGGCAACGGTTGATAAACTGATAAAGTTAGGATACTTAGAAGAATTTGATAGAGAAATTTATAGTGGAAATCACAAGGTTAGGCTTAAATCAATACCTACACAGGAGAACAAATAACCAAAGGCGGAAAGGGAGTGAAGAATGGATAATTGGAGTAATGAAGGTATCATTTTGGCTGTTGTTATAATGATTGTATCTATTGGGTTGGTTATCTGTTTGCCGATTTACAGTTACAAAATGAATTCTCAGTTTATAAAAAATGGGTACCATCAACAACAAAAGCTCGGTGAATCTGGGGTTATTTGGGTAAAATAATTAACTATCAAGGCGGTGGTTGTGGCGTAGTCTGGTTAAGCGCATCTTCGATAGAGGATAATCGTAGGTTCAAATCCTGCCGGTGCACTGATTAAAAAGGAGAGCTAATGCAAGAATATAATGATGGAACATTTAGTAAGATTTTAGTGCAAGAGTCTTTAATAGATGCGTTAAGTGATCCTAAAGAAATGGCTAAAACTAAGGCAATTCATTTTGGAACATATGAAGAATTGCAAGCTATGAAAGACAAGGTTGAAAGGCTATCAGAAGCTAAGTCGGACAGTGTTAAAGATTATCTCTTTCGTATTGAGAAAAAACTTAATAGGATTATCTTGAAACTTAATATCCAAGAACCAAATGAATTTTTAATAATTTAAAAAGGAGTAACCATGAAGGATAAGAAGCGGAAGAAATTATGAGCATACACATTAAATTTGTTTGTCCTGAATGTAAGTCAAAAGTAGAAGGTTTGTTATCGCATTGGGAATATTCAGATGCCAAAAAACAAGATACTCCGATTTGTTTGCATATTTTATCTTGTGAAAGTTGTGGTGTATATGGGGTTTATATAGAATGTCCAAAATGTGAGAAAGAAATAGATGTTTATTCTTAAGAAAGGAGGGTAAATGAAGAAGAACAAGAAGCGAATAAAAGTTTGCTTCGTAGGATAGCGGCATATAAAGGTTTTCTAAAAAGAATGAAGAGGTAAGAAAAGATGGATAGAGAAAGGTTAGAGCGTAGATTAACTGAGGCTATTGAGAGAGGGGAGATAACCAAATGAGAATAGCAAGAGTATTCCCAAGTAGAACAAGTATGACGCCAATAGATTCTTTATCTTTTTCGTATAAAGATGATCCCAGAGATTTATGGTTCCCAAGATATGAAGAAGTCCACATCTCTTGTCAATTTACTTGGGATATCCCAAAAGCTAAAGAATTGGTAGAAAAATGGTCAGACGGTATTCATAAAGTAAAACTTGGAGGAGTTGCTATTAACGGTGAAAGTGATAAACCCTTTGTACCTGGTATGTATCTTAAAAAAGGCATTACAATTACTTCAAGAGGTTGCCCGAATAATTGTAGTTTTTGTATAGTAAGAAAAGGAGTGATTGAGTTTGATGATTTCCCCGAAGGTAACATTATTCAAGACAACAATATTTTAGCGTGTTCAGATCGCTATTGGAGATTAGTTATAAGTATGCTTAAAAAACAAAAATCTATCGAGTTTAAGGGTGGATTAGAAAAGTATCGAATTACTCCTAAGATAGCAGAAGATTTGCGAGGGTTAAGAATAAAAACTTTATGGTTAGCGTGTGATCAACCGAATGGAATTGAGCCGTTAAGAAAAGCGATTGATATTTTACATAAAGCAGGGTTTACTAAAAACCATATTTATTGTTATGTTTTAATCGGAGATAATGCAAGAGAAAACATCCATAGACTAAACGAAGTATATCGTATGGGGTGCTTACCTTTTGCGCAATTATTCAAAAATAAAGAAAACGATATTGAATACTCAAAAGGGTGGAAAAACTTTCAAAGACGATGGAGTAGAAGCGCTATCATCAAGAGGAAGAAGTTGGGGGAGTTGGACAAACCGAGGTAAACAGGGAGGGGAGTATGAAGATTTACAAAACGCAGCAAGAGGTTGAGGCAGATATTAAAGATGGAGTTTTGGCAATCGAGGGGAATGTAAAGTTTGAGTGTTCGATTTCAATTAGTGCGAGCATAGTTGTTACCGCCGGGGACATCACCGCCTGTGACATCAACGCCTGGGACATCACCGCCGGGAACATCAACGCCGGGAACATCAACGCCTGTGACATCACCGCCAGGAACATCAACGCCAGGAACATCAACGCCGGGAACATCACCGCCTGTGACATCAACGCCAGGAACATCACCGCCTGTGACATCAACGCCGGGAACATCACCGCCAGGGACATCATATATTACGCTTTCTGTTGTGTTTACAACTCGATAAAATGTGTTTCGATTAAAGCCAAACGAGAGGCACACCAAGTACCTATTTGTTTAGACGGGAAGTTAGAGATTATAAAAGCACCTGAAAAGATTAGTAATCCAAAAGAGGTTATAATTAACAATGCAAAATACAGGTTAGTGGAATAACCAAAGCCGATAAGGTGGAAAGGGAGAAATGAATGTTTATAAATGTACCATAGCAGTTAAAAAGACGGGTTATTTACCAGGAACAGAAGATGATACAACAATAATCAATGTATTAGCTAAGAATCTGAAGCACGCAATTAGTAAAGCGTCTACTTATCGGTTGGCTGGAGAAGTAAAGAAAACAACTTCAGTTGTTGATGCCACCCTTGTTATAGTTATTGATAAGTAACTAACAATCAAGGCGGTGGTTGAGGCGTATTGAATACGCCAAACGGTTACGGTGTTGACTTGATAAAGTCCTTAAAATCGTAGAGCCGTATTAACCGTAAAGGAAATAAAACAAGTCCTGCAGGTCAAATCCTGCCAATCACCGCCGATTAAATGAGGAGGGGAGATGAGTATAGCTGTAGTAAAAGATTGTTATGCTGTTATGTGGAGTTATGGAGAAATTTGTGTAAGGTGTAATTGTTGTGGAAGATAAGATAAAAGAACTTGAGAACAAATAACCAAGCCGATAAGGCGGAAAGGGAGATATGGATAATTGGGATAATGAATGTATCATTTGGGCTGTTGTTATAATGATTATATCTATTGGGTTGATTCTCTGTTTGTCGATTTACAGTTACAAAATGAATTCTCAGTTTATAAAAAATGGATACCATCAACAACAAAAGCTCGGTGAATCTGGGGTTATCTGGGTAAAATAATTAACTATCAAGGCGGAAAGGAAGTGAAGAATGGAAATACAAGAAAAAGAGGTCAGTATCAATGGGGTAGTATATGTGCAAAAAAGTACAATACAGGAAAAAGATATTAACAGTGATATAAAGATTGTAGTGTTACAACGTGGTTGGATTGTTGTTGGCAGGTTTGCGAGGTTAGGATCTCAATGTAAATTGTATAATGCCTCAGTAATTAGAATATGGGGTACAACAAAAGGTTTGGGAGAACTTGCTAAAGACGGAGTTACTTCTACAACAAAATTGGATAAATGTCATGGGGTAGTTGAATTTGATTACATGACCGTTGTATTAACTCTTGACTGTGAGGTGTCTAAATGGCAAACAAAACTTTAGAAGATGCTCATAGTATTATAGGCAACGGCAACG